CCTGCCGACTTCTCAAGGCCCGAGCTCAATCCTCCGAGCGGCAGGCCCGTGTTGGAGATCAGGTTCGCCAGTTTCCCGAGCCCGCCCGACATGCCTTTCGTTAGGCCCTCGCCGCCAGCTTTCCCGTCTTTCTCTAGGTCCGAGCCGAGCTTGCCCGTCTCATCCTTGACGCCCTTGCGAAGGTTCCCGCCGGCCACGCTGCCGACGTTGCCCATGTCCGACTCAAGCCCTTTGGTGCCATCCTTGACGCCCGTGCGGAGATTCGCTCCTGCGTCCTTGCCTGCCGTCTCGGCGTCTGACTTGACCTTGCCAAAGCCCGCGGCAGACTCGCCCTCGAGCGCGGCAGCGAAGCCAGCCGTCTCGGGAACAATCAGGATCTCTGCTGTGCCGACGACCGTCATCTACTCCACCGACTCCGGAAATAGCTCGTCGACGTTCTCTGATGCCGCGACCGCCTCATCTTCAAGGCCCCAGCGCTCGCGCCTGTACTCCTCGGCCGCCTTCTCCTCGAGCGGGCACAGCAGGTCTTCGTCCAAGCGCGAGGACGCCCTGTAGCGGGATTCTTCGGGGCCGAGGCGGTCATCGAGCAGGAGGCTGTAGAGGACGTCCAGAGCTATGACTGGCCGGAGCCGTTGGAGGCCGCAGCCCTCGCGCGTGAGCCGGCCCGAGATGTCTGCTTCGTTCGCTTTCCACCACCAGAAGAGTCGGAAAGCGGCAGGGTAGGGCGGCCAGCGTAGGTCTCCGCCAGCGCCTTATAGACCTCCTCCACGGTGGACTGTGCGATGGCGATGTCCTCGCGCATCAGGAACGCCTTCCAGCGCTCGCGTTCGGTGTCGCTCAACATGCAGTAGGAGAGCCAGCCGATGGTGCGTTCGGCGAACTCCTTTTCTGTCTCCGACTCGAACAGGGCCAGCACTACCCCCCACGGCCGTGAGGCGTGGAAGTTGAACTCCTCCTCGACAGGCTTGCGGTCCTTGATGCGGTAGCCGACGACGGGGATGGTGATCGGCTCTAGGTCGATCTGCTCCGGGTGGTCGACTACTCCAATGGGATCTAGTCTCATGCTGCTCCTTTCAGACGACGGCCAACGGCAAAGCGTCGGCGAGGAATGGGTTGGCCTTAGTGCCCGGATGATTGACCGAGCCGAAGTAGTACATGCCCGCTCCGTCGGGTCCGTTCGGCCAGAAGAACGCGAGCGTTGGATTGCCCTGGATGACGTGCGGTTTGGTTCCGTTGTGTACGAACAGCGCGTAGCTCTTGCGGTCGGGTGAGCAAGCCGTTGTATCCGCAACGATGCGCGCGGCCACTCCTCCGACGTGATCCTCGTAGCGGACCACGATGCTGCTTCGCAAACAGCCGCTCTTGACCGGAGCTTTGGCACGGGCGGCCTCCCGGACGATGAACGCGCGCTCCTGTATGTGCCTAGTCACGGGACCCGCCGGGCCGCGCAGCACCTCGGCCATACGCGCTCCGTCAACCACGAGCTTGACTGTGCTCATGACAGCGCCACCGTGACGAGAAGCTGATTGGCCGCGAATCCACCCTCGGGACCAAGCGGCATACATGGCCCGAGCGCGAACTGGCCGGGACCGGCGATGTTGTTCGTCGCCCACGCGGCCTGAACTGCCAGCCCCGCCAGCGATAGTTGCTGCGCATCGTTGACGAACTGGACGCCCGCCGTGTTCAGCTCTGTTTCGTCGGGCACCATCGACTCGGAGATGCCCTCGTTCTCAAGGCTCGGCACCGAGCGCACGATCTGCAGGGCGAAGCGGGCGTTGAGCACCGTCGGAATCGGCCAACCGGCGGCGTTCGTAGGCTGCTCAGGCTGACCGCGAGGAAGCTCCTGCAGATTGACGACGAGCTGTTCTGAGTCCCAAACCGCGATCTGCCCCGGTGCGACATAGCGGCGCTCGGGCATCTGGAAGCCCGGGACCGCCTCAAGCTCCGCGACAAAGGCGTTTAGAAGGGCCTGCGCCGCTTCTGAGGCCAGCACGGGGGACTACGGCTCTACAGGCGTCTCGTCTGCTCCTGGGGCGTCTGGCGCGTCTGTGGAGCCCTGCTGACTGGCTTGGCCCTCGTCCTCCTGGCCAGTCGTCTCCGGTGGGTTCTCAAGCAACTCTGCAATCTCGGCCTTCGTGGCATCGCTCGGGACCTCGATCCCGGCAGCCTCGGCCTGCTCGATCAGTTCGGCCTTGGTGTGCTCCTTGTCGGGGACCTTCTCCGTGTCATCGTCGACCTTCTTGGCCTTGAAGTATCCGGCCTTGCGGATCTTCGCCAGCCACTCGACCAGATCCCCGTGGGCCATCTGCTCAAAGCGTGCGAGCCAACCATCCTGCTCGGTCAGCGCGCGCTCGGCCTGCTCGGCTTCCAGCTGGGCCAGCTCCTTCGGCGTGGCTCCTGCTCTGGCTAGACGATCGAACATGAGCTCAGTCTACCCTACGTGCTCGGGGTAGCCGTTCGGCGACCGGGACGACCGAGGTCGGGGCTCCACACCATCGACTGTCGCTGCAGGCGGTGCGGATTATAAGCGTTCAGGAAAAGCTCGACCTCGTAGATGCCTGCGCCGCCCTTCATCACGAGATCCATCACGTCCGTAATCATCGCCGAGACACCCTGGCGGGTCATCGACGTGATCCGTTTCGGATAGCCGTCGCCCATCATCTCCCCGAGCGCATAGACTTCCGCGAGCTTCTTGGCGGCGAGGATGCCAGCGGCCGACGGGGGATTGCCGAACAGGTAGGTCACGCTGAACGTGCCCGGTTCGGTATCCGGCAGGTCCATGATCTGCGATGTCGGCCAGCCGTAGCGGGCTTTGGGCACCGTCGAGCCCGTCGGGCGAATCCTCACCAGCGAGCGGAAATCGCGCAGTTCGTATTCCGTTTCGGGGATTTCGATGCCGTCGATCTTGACCTGTTCGATCTTCGTCACCGGGTAGGGCAGGATGATCGTCGGCGGCTCGAGCGATCCGTAATGGGCCACCACGCCAGGGTTGAAGCTGCCGTAAGCCGACGCGAAGCCCTGGGAGGCAACCCAGCCCACTGTCGACAGCGTCGCCCCCCACGCCCGCGTATCGACGTCTGTCGGCCTTGAGACAGGTCGTACCGTCACCGGGCCGCAGTTCCCCGTGAAGGTTTTGCCCGAGAGCTCGTACAGCACATCACTGGCCGCGGTGGCCGCTTCCGCACAGAGGGCTTCGAGTTGCTCCTGCGTGATCTTCGATTCGGCGATCCGCTTCGCCCCGACTTCCTTGACCTTCGCCAGCCCTTCGACGGTGGCCGAGTCGAGCCAGGGTGAGCAAGCGCCCGAGCGGGGAGTTGCCATCACCTACAGCTTGGCTTGCTGGTTGACGCCCTCTTCGATCGTCGGCACGATGTTGCGCGAGCAGCGAGCGCGCCCGTACCATTTCGTCGAGGCGAACGGCCAGTCCCCTGCGGGTCCCGAACCCCAGTTCAGGTTATTGAACGCCTCGCCTTCGATCGTCGTCGCAGCGTTCGCGTTCGTCAGATCCCTTGTGGCGATGTGGAAGTTCGTGCAGCGCGGGAAGATCCAGTGGTAGAACGGCTGGGTCAGCGTCTGCACGCCTTTGGATATGGCCTTGGTGAAGCACTCGATCGACACGCCGTTTTCGTTGCCGACCTGGCCAAGTTCGGGAGCGTTGACACCGATGTTTTCGCCCGGACCCGCTGTTTGGTCAACCGTCGGGATACCACCGCTAGGCGTGATCGCCCCGGTGTCCACGAACACGGGGATGAATTCTTCCGGTTCGATTTTGGCCGAGTTTTCCACCGCGATGTTTTCGACTTCCAGGACCGTCGCACCCTTCGCTCCGAAGATCGTCGTCTTGAGCAGAGCCTTTGGCGCGGACGTGTCACCTTTGACCATCAGGATCGTGCCCTTCGGGATCGATTCCGTGAGGGCCGTGACAGTGATCGGGATGACCGTTTTGTTTTTCGCTTCTTTGGCCGCTATGGCAACGGACAATTTCTGTTTGCCAATGTTCGGGATCGTGCCGATGTACTGCTGCACGCCCCCGGTACGTCCGAAGACCCTGAGACCAAGTGTGCCCGCAGTGAAGGTGCCCGTGGCTGGAATGACGACCATCGTGTTTTCCGCCACCGCGTTTTTCGCTTCGGCCGCCACTTCGACGGTGGCTTTCGATTCTCCGAAGCTGTTGTAGTTCGCGATGCGGTAGCCATAGAAGGCTTTGGCGAGTTCGCCGCCTTTTTCCTGGTTGAGCGTTGTGGCCGCGGACGGTTCCCCCAGCGCAGCAGCAGAGGAGCCGAGCAGCGTGCCGCCCGTCAGCAGCGCCTCAAGGTTCGCGTCGGGCTCCACGAGGTCGAAGGTCAGTTTGCCCCACGTCGGCATGTCGCCGTGCTTGGCGTACACCGAGAGGTTGCCCGAGGCGTTCTTGATCTTGACTTCGTCGCCGGTCTCCACCGCTGGGGCGGCCGTCAGCTTCATGAGCTGTTCGGTGACGTACATCGCGTTACCCGGCGCCGGTTCGCCTTCTGCAGTTAGGGACGTGACGCGGGTGGCCACGACCCATACCGATGCGGCTGGTGTTAGAGATGCCATTGGTTCGCTCCTTCGTTATGGGTTCGTGGGTTCACTCTTCGGTCCCGAAGATGTAGCCGTAGAGTTTGTATTCGCTGACGACTTTGGCTTCGGCTTCCGAGCAGGTTTCAGCGCCCGTCCCCGTTTTGCTACGGCAGTACAGGGTCAGTTTGTTCACGGCCGTGGAGGACAGGTAGCCGTTAGCGAAGTTCGGTGGGGTGCTGGCCGGGCTGCCTTCTTTTGAGACGGGGATGATGATGCCCGTGGTGCCAGCGGTGGCCGCGCCGCCGTCTTTGATACCGAGCAGCATGTGTTCGGACGCCCACAGCGACCAGCCGAGCACCCTGAACTTTTTGCCGGTCGCGGGCGTCCAGATCGTCCATTCTGCCTGGAAGTAGTGGCTAGTGGCTTCCCATTCGCCTTTGTATTCGGGGGTGATCGCCGCGGTGATCGGCTTGAACACCGTCGGCGTGCGCTGGTACTCCAGCGAGCCCGTGGAGACGTTGCGGAGGATCAGGACCCCGCCGTAGCCGTCTCCTGCCGCCTCGACGTCGGTCCGCTCGCTCATGAGGGCAGTTCCACTTCGATGCAGAACACGCAGGCCATATCGGCATAGGCGACCGCGAACTTGCGGGCGCGCATCCGGATCGTGTTCGGTTCAGGACCCTGGCCCCAGTCCATCGACTCGGCGAACGTGTCGGCGAAGATCGTCGGCTTATCCTCCACCCGACAGGACACGAGGTCCGTGGCGTACATGAACGTGTTACCCGCTTTGGGTGCCAGGGCCGTGCCGGTTTCAAGCGGCCCCGTACCGGGATAGCCAACGCCGGGGACGATGATGTTGTCGAAGATGTCGAGCAGCAGCGCACCGACACGGCGGGTCTGCAGGAAGTTCGGGGCGGTCTGGGCCTGCGTGTGGATCATGCCGCGGCCACCGAACCCGCATTCCTGTAGGGCCTCCTGGAGCAACTGCAGGCCACGCGAGGCTGAGGGCGTACCCGTTTTCGGCGTGATGTTCGTTGCTAGCCCTTCGGAGGCGAGGAACTTGTTCGGGTAGTTTTCTTTGGTCGCCAGAGCACCAGCCCAGAACTCCTTCTCGATCGCCTTGTGCTGGCCGTTCTGCAACAGCCGTTCCGCGCGGCCCGCGAAGTCCCTGGCATCGAAGCCGAGCGTCGTACAGAAGTCCTCGACCTGCAGCACGTAGGGATACGCTTCGACGCTGGCGAGGTTCGTGTAGGCGCCCGTGCCGCCCGTGGTGTTCGTGGCTGGCTTTTCTTTGCCCGCTTCTTCGGTGGCCGTGCCTGTCGCCAGATACGTCACCGTGAGCGTCGTCTCCTCGACGGGCGCAGCCACCACGAGCGTTTTCGCCCCCGATTTCAGCCGTAGCGGTTTGCCCGTTGCGCCTTTGGTCTGGAAGACGTGGTAGGTGGCCGTGTCGCTGACCTTTTCCCAGGTCAGCAGGACCGCACCTTCCGCAGCGAGGGTGATCGATTTGGCGGCCAGGGCAGTTGTCTCGCCGTTGGCGTTGATCGCCGTGACCTGAAATTCGTGGGCTTCGGCTGCGAGGGTCCCTTCGGCCGCCTTTTCGGTCAGTTTCAGCCCGCGCGGAGCAAACAGTGCTGGCCGGTCATCGGTGGTCGTATCGCACGCATCCCGCAGGTACGTTTCCCAATGGTTCTCGGGCGCGTAGGTGATGCCGCGCGTCCAGGCATCGCCTTTCTGAGCCTCGAGCTCCAGGCGCACATCATCGGGGAGCTTGGCCATCTGCTCCGGCGTGATCGTGTCCAGCGTGGCGAGCGCCGGGTCGCTGGTCTTGTCGGGCCGGAGAGCTGAGTTGAGAAGCGAAAGCTGCGGCGGCTCAGGGGGAATGGCCGGGACGACGACCGGAAGTCGATTCGCCATCTCAGACCATTCCTTTCCTGTGCTCGCTCAGCTTTCCCGGTTAGACGTTCTTCGCTGCGCCAGTGGTGGGCAGTGAGGTTGCGCCTGAGGCCAGCACTTCGCTGTTTAGCTGCCATGCGCCTTTGGCGAAGCCTCGAAAAGCGATGCTCTCAAAGACCTCGATAAAGGTCTCATAATCATTCGTGGCATCCAAAGTGGAGTCCCTCACCACCCCGAGATCGAGCCGTCCCGCGTCCAGCAACTGTATCTGCCCCTCCGCGAAGAAGTACCAGACGACTTTGGCGGCCGATTCCCACAGTTTGTTCGTGGTCGAGTCGAATTTCGCCGTTTCGCCCGGCACTTCCATGATCTGGTTGTAGAACGTCGTACCTTTGGTCGGCTGGCCGTCCAGGTGCCAGATCACGTTCACGTTGCGGGCCTTGAAGAAGCCGTCGATCTGCTCGTCTGAGATTTCCCACACGTTGAAGCTGCCGCTGTTGTCGTGGGCCTGCTCGCGCAGCATGTCCATCCTGAACATGTCCTTCGCCCAGATCGGGAAGATCGCGGTGAAGGCTTGGGACTGCGGGATGCGGTGGATCGACTGATAGGCCGCCAAGCAAGCGTCGACCTGTGCCAGCAGGTCGCGGGCGAGCCCGAGCTGCTTGCCGAATTCGATCGTCTTCACGCAGGAGGTCTGGATCAGGTTCAGGAGGTTGACCTCGGCCACGCGGGCTGCGGCGTCCATCGCCATATCCGTGTTAGCTGCAACCTGCTCCGGTGCGAAGCGGGCCTGCATGTTGCCGAAGCCGATGCGGGTCGAGATCGCCTCGACATATGCAGATTCTTCCGTGCCGCAGGCGAGGGACTTGACAGGCTTCGTCGAGGAGCCGGGTTCCGCGTCTGTTGCCTCGGTCCAAATCCCCGTGGCCGCTTCCCATTCGGCGATGTCCGGTGGCTGGACGAACCTGATCCCGCCTCGTGTCGCCTCGAAGGACGGGAGCGCGTCGTGGATCGGCCGCTCGTCTGTGCTCCACGTCGGCACGGTGTAGTCGACGTTCACCGGCTGGCAGATGCCGCCGGTTGCGACGAGGGCTCCGGTGTCGGGGTCGTACTTCTGCGCCGTGCGCCCGCAGACCGCTTCGATCTTCGCGTTGGCCTCATCGACGCTTCCCCCGATTTTGCGATCCTCGGGGTACTGGTCGCGCCAGTCCATTGAGGCGACGATGACTTTGCCTTGGCTGCCGCCGTGGCGGTCCATCCGCTCAAGCTGCTGGCAGAACTCTCGCGCCAAGTCCTCGCGGTCGGTGATCGGACGCCCGGCCTGGTAGCCGGCGGAAGCGGTCAGGGTAGCTCCTCGCGGCTCCTCGACTGCCTCGGGGCTCGGTGTCGGCTTGCGTTTGGCCATGTTCCGCACGGCACCCTTTTTGCCGGATGCGACAACGGCCTCGGCGGGAGCCTCCTCGGTCTCGGCCTCCTCGGTCGCCTCGGCCTCTGGCTCGTCCTTCTCCTCCTCCGGCTCGTCCTCGTCTTTCTCTGGCTCCTCGGCCGTCTCCTCCTCGTCCTCCTCGCCGGAGATAGCGTTGATCCGTGCGCGGGCAGCCTCGCGGGCTTCCTGGCCCTCCTGAGCCTTCGTCTCGCGGCTCGTCTTCTCCGCCACGATCTGATCGGTGATGTCGCCCAGCTCCGAGAGGACCGACGTGGCCTCGTCAGAGGTGTCGTCGTCGTTGATCTCGGCGGCCTTGGCCTTGACAAGTTCAGTGAGCTTCGCAAACTCCTCTGCGCTCAGCTCGGCGAGCCTGCCTTGTAGCTCACGAATCTCGTCCATTGTGACTGCTCCTGTGCTCGTGTGAGGATATGGCGAGCGCGGGTGGCTTATAGCGCCGCGTTCAGGAGCCGCCTATGGCGACGAGACTGCTGTTGCCCGTGAGTATAGGGCCTACGTGCGGCTATGCAAAGAGAAGTAGACGGCGCTGCCCTTCGGTGACCCAATACACTCGGCCACCCGATGTCCGACTAGTGCGGGCGCGTCTCGGAATGGTGCCCCTAGGCCAGTACGGTCGCAGGGGCGTCCATGAGTGCCAAATCATGGCCACTCGCCGGCTAGATCGCGCCTACGCCTCTCCGCTATCGCGAACTCAACGAACCTGCGATTGTCTTCCGATTGCTCCGCCGTAAAGGCATCGTCGGTCGTCTCAAACTCGACCTCAACACCATCGATCACGATGATTTCCTTGGCGCTCACCGCGGCCTCCCGCACCCTGGACAAGTCTCAGCCCCGCTCGCCGCAAGGGCCTGAGTCTTGGCGGTCATCGACGGTCTGGCCTTCCCGCAAGTGGAGCAGGGCGGGTAGCCTGCACCGAGGATCGCGGCCACCTTCTCGTCATCGGGGCTCGCCTCGCCGTCATCGAACGGCGGGAGCGAGTCGGCTTGTGGTTGGTCATCTGTGGCCCATGCGTCGGTCATGATGTCTCTCTCCTCGATTCGGCAGCACGTAGGGCAAGAACGTCCACCTGCTCCGCATGCCTAGATGCCTTGCGGAGCCGCTCCTGCGCTAGGTGCGCCTCCTCGGACAGGAATATGACGAGGTTCTGAGCTTCTGTCGCGCGCTGATTCGCCGCCAGCGATTGCGCCTCGGCCTCAACCCAAGCCCTGATGTACTCGGGCGGCGTGGTTGGGTAGATGGTGTCAGCCATGCTGCCTCCTTGTGCGGCGTACGAACTCATCCTCGAGACGTTGGTGGATACGTAGTGCCTCATCCACGGAAGCGTCCAGAGCCGCCGCAACAACCGCTCGGCTATCTTGCGTGATGGCTGGCACCCCGATGCTCCATGTTACCTCGCCGTTGCCCTTCATCACGTTCGCTCATGGCTGCACCTCAACAACGCATAGGGCGCATGGACGACGCCTGCCCCAGAAGTACCGCTCACGACTAAGGTCAACTGCCGTGCCGATGCGTAATTTCGACGACCGCGAGCGACGCTCAAGCGCTGGGCAGTCGCGAGACCTATGGTAAACCTCCGAGCTGGCCAGCGTATAGACCAAGGGAGTGCGACCAGTGTCAGTAACCACTGGCGGTCCATTCCAGAAGATCACCGAGAAGGGTTGCCATAGAACAGCCCTCTTCCACGGCCTTGATCCTAAGCGCCTTCCACGCCTCGGGCGCGATGTTGATACGAATTACCCGTGGCATACGCTCAGGGCTCCGCACGGTCGCCAAATAACCGAACGGCGGATCAGGGTGTCGCGTTGTGCCCATGCGCTACAGCGTAGCATCTGCCTCCTCCCGCATCTTGTCTGCGATCCGCTCGTAGCCCATCGCCTCCCACCACTCAGGAGTATCCATAAATGCCCGATGCTCCTCTAGGCGTTCCCTTGTCCCTCGCTCAAGGGTCTTCGTTCGGCCAATCAGTACCAGCCATGCTTCACGTAGGCGCCTCATCCCAGCGCCCCGATCCGCTCCCGCGCATCCTCACGAACCAACCGGGTCAACGTCGGAGCGGCCAGCTTCAACAGGTCAACCTCGACGGGCTCAGCGGGCATCTTGAGCCGAGCCATAACGTTCGCACCGGCCGCCGTGACCGTCTCCAACTGGCCATGAGCGACGAACGCCTCCTCAACCACAGCCAATGGGAATCCTGGTAGCGGGACACAGAGCGAGGCGACAAGCTCAAGCTGGCCAGCGATCTCGCGCCAGTCCCCAGACTGCGATGACGCGATGAGCTTGCGTAGCTGCTCCTCGGTTGCGTCGGGCCGAACCGCTCCGGCAAGCCAGATGCCGTAGGCGTCCTCGCCCGCGTTCACGTCCGCGACCTGATAGCCCGTGTTGTCGTAGTGACCCATCGCCGCATAGGGACCGAACTGGAGATTCGCGTGGCCGGTGTCAGCGGTGATCGAGCCGACGCGGATCTTCTCGCCCTCGGCCGTGATGACGTAGCCGTGCTTGAAGTGGGCGTAGTCGCTGGCCGAGTGCGGTGCAGTCACGCAGCGGCCAGGCTTGCCGGAATGGCACGTTCCCCATGCCGCAAGGTGCCCGTAAACGCGCCCATCATCATCGACGGTGATCGGACAGGCGTACTTGTCTTCGCGCTGGCCGTGCTTGCCGAGAATCTCCACCAGCCGCCCATCGTCCTCGGTGAAGCCCGGATCAGCGAACCATGCGGCCGGGGGGCGCGTAGGCCCTGCCCCTGACGCTGTGATGACCTCAAAACCCTGCTGGCACGGCTCGCACTCCGTCTCGGACATCCAGTGGATCAACATGCCGCCGGCCGTGATCTGCTCGGGGGCTTCCACGGCCTGCTCGATCTGCTTCGGCTCAGCACCGGGCAGCTCGTCGCCGAGCACGATGTAGCAACCCTCGAACGCCGGGAACGGGCAGACAGTGGCACCCATGAGCGTGCCCGTGGTGAGCGTTTCCGTGATGTCCGTCGGGAAGCCAATCTCGTCCACGTCACCAACCGAGATGTCCACATCACCGACGGACACGTCTGCGCTGATCCCCATGCGGCCCATCCCCTCGATCACTTCGGCGGCGTAGATGCCGTCTTCGGTCGTCAGAAGGTTGCCCTTGCCGATCAGCAGTTGCGTGTCACCCTCGCCCTGTTCGCGCGTGACGGACGTGATATTGCCGCCGATCACAGCCGGGTCGTTCATATCGAAGCCCTCGGGATCGTGCGTCTCGGTCTTCAGGAACATCAGCGGGATCGGCGGGGTGCGCCATGTCAACGCCTGCGGGCTGATTTCCCGGCCGTCACCCGTTGGCTGGCCCTCGATGATGAGCACAGCAGTAAAGGCTGGCCCGATCGCTTCGCCACTCTCAACCGGCGGCGGTGGGTTCTGTTCCTGCGCGGCAGCATCGTCGATTGGTGCCACGGGGACGGGCTGGCCGATGGCCGTCTTCGCCTGCGCCGGCCGGTGCCTCCATATCCGAGGCGTCTTCGGATTCCGGTTCGTCCTGTTCTGAGGCCACTTCCATCGCCGGGCAATGACAGCCACCCATCGTGCATTTGCCGGTGTTATCGCCAGCGGGCAGGTCTTCGTGCGCTGAGGCCAAGTGTCCGCAGTCCGGGCGTGTGCAGGGGTGTTCGTCGTCCACGTTGCCGTTCTCATCAACGGGGTTCGCGGGTTTGTCGGCCGTGGCGGGCGGTACGACGACCGGGGCTTGGGTTGCCGCCGTCTTGACCTCGGCCGGGGGAGCCTTGGCAGGTGGTGGCACCTTCTCGGGCGGTGCCGCTGACTCTTTGGCCGTGTCCTCCGTGTCAGCCGCCTGCGCTGCCTTGGCTTCGTTGAGTAGCTTCAGCACCTTCTCGTCGTTCGGGTCGGCTTTGTCCGGGTCGGCTTCCTGAGCCTTGATAGCGGCGTCGATGGCCTTGGTCACGTCAACGTCGGCGTCGAGGTCGGGGCCTTCGGGCTTGGCGTCGGGCTCCGGTGGTGCTTTGTCATCCGCAGGCGGTGGCGGCGTCTTCTCGGGTGCGGGCGGTGGAACCGCGGCCGCATAGGAGGCGATGAGGGCCGAGCGTGGCTGGCCGGTGGATAGCTTTCGCTGCTTCATGGTGCCTCCTGTCTCATGCTACGCGGTTTCTAACTCGGTGGCCTGTTCTGCGGTGACGTAGATCGGAACGGCATCGCATCCACACCCGCTGTGGTCTCCGGGCGTCAGAAATTGGTTGTCCGGCCAGTCATCGGGATTCGCCAAGACCGGATCGTCAAAGTTGACGAATTGCACGCCGTCGAGCGCTAGGTGCGGCTCAAACGGATGGATCGTCATTGAGCCGTGTTCCCAAACGTATGCGGCGACTTCGGTGCCACCTTCGCCGAGCAGTTCGGTGATCGTCGCGCCCGTGCCGATCTGCCCGACCACTTCGCCTGCCGCCATCGTCGTGACACCGCCGGGATCAAGGGCCACGTCGCCGCCACCCGCAATCCCGAGTGCCGCGCGGATCGTACCCGTCGGCACCAGCGCATCGGGATTCAGATCGCCCCACTCGGCTGGTCCCACGTTGGCGTCGGGGTTGTACAGCAGATGGTCGCCTAGATGCGTCAGGGCTTCGCTCAGCCACGCCCACGCCTTGTCACGGCCCTGGATCATCGCGGCCTCAGCAACCCTCACAGCATCCGATTCTGCGGTCAGAGCGCCGATCCTGACCGCCGTGGCGACAGCCTGCTTCTGCGCGGCCTCCGTCCAGTCATAGAACTGCGCTCTGAGGGCAGACCAGTCGTTGCCCATCAAGTCTTCCGGGCTGATATGAGCCGCGGTGAGGGCCTGCTTCCCGAGGATCGCCGAGACTCGCTCGTTCGGCCGGTGCGCGATCTTCGTTCGCATCGTCTCATCCTTGGCGACTTTCGTTCTGAGGTTCGCCCCGACACGCTCAAGCTGGCGGCGCATCGCGGCATTGGCGGCCGTCTGAAGCCTTGTGCGTAGGTCCCGGTCTATCTGCGCCAACTTGCGGCTGAGACGGTCTGTCTCGGGGTTGCCAGCAGCAGTGATGGGTTCGGCGGGTGGCCCGATCTGTGGCTGCTCGGCTTCACTAACGGGAGCCGTGCCGTTCGTCTCGGCTGGTATCTGCGGCGCA